AGCTCTGGAGGTAGCACTCGACCATTGCGATGGTCTTGCGCCGGGTGAAGCCGTTCCAGCCGCTGGCCGGATAGGTCTCCACGTCCTCAGGCTCGCGGGTGTGCACCACGATCGCAGGCAGGTCGCGCTCCTCAAGCGGCGCGGGTCGGCCAGCAAACACGCGGCCTCCTGCCATGGTGGCGTCCGTCAGCCTGTCCACCATTGCGTTGCGGATCAGGCGGCGCGGGTGCGTCATCCGTTCGTCCTATGAAGCATCAGCAGCCAGCCGGTGTGGCCGTCAGGCTGCGCGTCCCGCACACGATAGGTGGTGCCACGCACCTCAACCGTGTCGCCTCCACGGGGCTCGAAAGAAAGACTCCACCCATCGACCAGAAGGATCGGCTGGGTGGAGTTCACTTGCATCCCGGTTTCGGGATCCAGGCCAACATGGCTGGCCTGAAAGACGCCTTTGATCTGGGCCGTGCTCTGGCCACGGGTGTAGGTGATGGGCTCGCCCATCACCCGGATCACCCCGGTCAGCGCACGGTTTGCCAGATCGTTGAGCATCAGACGCTGAGACGCACGGTGGCGGAAGTGTCAGCGGTTGCAGCGGCGGCCATGAAGTAGCCGATCGCCACGTTGTCGCCAGCTACGCCGGTGACCTTTTTGGCAGTGTTGTCCCAGTAGGCTTTGGCGCCTTGGGCTCCGCCGGTGCCAGCACCGCTGGCCTTGGCCAGGGTGTAGACGCCCTCGGTGCAGATGGTGCCGGTCTCGCCATTGGCGATGTCGGCCACAGCCACACCAAACAGAGCGCCGACCAGCACGCCGCCGCCGGAAGCGACCGCATAAGGAGCGGTCACATCGACGTTCTTGCCGTTCTGAACGTAGTTTTTCATGAGTCAGTACCTCAGGCGCCGGTGGACTTGTAGAAGCCCCGGTGGTTCAGCAGGGTGCAGCCGAAGTCGAGGCGGGCGTAGATGACGGTGCCATCAGGATCGCGCTCGTTCACGGTCTCAACCTGGGGACCGGCTTCACCGTCCAGGTAACCGAAAGCGATCATGTCGATCTGCTCGGGGCTGGCGGTCACGTAGTACACCTGCTCGCTTGCGTCATCGAGACGGGGCTCGACGATCAGCGACACAGAGCCGGTGAAGATGTTCACGTCGCCGGTCTTGGCGGGCTGGATCGGGCTCAGGAAGGTCTGCGCAGCAGTTTCCAGAGAGGTGGGCACCACCAGGTGGCGGGGGCGCAGGTTGATCCGGTTGCCAGCAATGTCCTTCTGGGAACGCAGCGCCTTGCGGGCGTCGCTCATTGCAGCCACGCCGATAGCGCCAGTGCCGGAGTTCTTGTGGTCGGCGTGGAACAGCGCCTTGTTGTCGTAGCTCATCTTGGCGTCGGAAGTGATGAGCTTCCACACCTCGTTGGACTCGAACAGGCTCATGCCACGGCCGATCATCTGAGGGATGCGGCTCAGGGCGTCCAGGTCATCGTTGATGATGAGCTGGCGGGTGACGGCGATTTTCTTACCGTAGGTGTAGATCCGCCAGGAGCTTTGCTGCTCCTGCACGGTCGCGGCCTTGTACTCACCGCCTTCGAGCAGGGGCTCAGGGGTGATCTGGCCAGCGATCTCCAGCTCGTACACGGGCTTGAAGTCAGGCAGGTTGCGCTGACGGGCCAGTGGGCGGAAGGTCTGCTCCTCGGCGGCGTAGGCCGAAGCCAGGCTCTTGCGGGCGATGTTGCTGAGCAGCAGGGGGAAGTCGCTGGTGCTGTGCATTGCACGGCCAGCGATCTCGCTCTTGCTCATGCCCACCAGGGACTGGCCGGAACGCTGAAGGGCGTCCTTCGCCATGTCCATCAGGGAGCTATGGCCATAGGCGCGTGCCTGATCGTCCCACTCGCGCAGGCCGCAACGGGCCTCCAGAGTGGCGGTCATGCACTGGCTGCGCTTCTGGCCCTCGTCGGCCATCACCTGCACGTGAGTGCGGGTAGGAGCGGCAGCTTCGCGCTCTGCCATTTTGTCGATGATGAGTTTACGGGCCTCGTCGATCGAGGTGCCGTCGTGCTCAAGTTGGTCAGCCAGGGAGCCGTCCAGCCCAGCGGCGCGAACCGAGCGGCGGATTTCCGCCACCCGACGACGCTCAGCAGCGATGGCAGCCTGGATGTCCTCGGGGAAGGCGGCACGTTCCTGGGCCACGGGGGCTTCAGGAGCGGCGACCTCCAGTTCGCGGGTGTCGTCCATTGGGCTGATGTCCTTTGCAGGCTCGATGTGAACTGTAGGCGGCTCGTCCGAGCGCACCTGGGCCCCGGCATCTGCCGGGATCGGAACCAGGGAGAGTTCATGAGGCTCCCAGTCCGTCGCACGCAGGATCGGGGTGTCCCCGTTCTCCACGCGCTCGTATTTCCAGACGCGGTAGCCGACCGAGATCGACCTGATGATGCCGTCGCGCACATCCCGGAAGATGGGCTCCACGTCATCGCGGCTGGAAAACCTCACCACGGCGCGACCTTCGTTGCCGTCGAGCCATGCGCGTTCAACCACCCCAACAATGTCGGAGAGGTCGGCGGCGCTGTGACTGTTCAGCAGCGGGGCCCCGGCGTTCAGGCGGTCCATGCGGATCGCCTTGGTGTCCATCGAAAGCTCCTCCAGATAAGGGCCTTCGATGCCGTAGCGTGCCACTCGGGCGCCGGTGGTCCACACGACCTCAACCGTCCGCGTTTCCGCGTTCACGGTTTCGGGTGCGAACATCGCCCGAGTTTGGAGCAGTTCGCTCATAGCGACTCCATTGGCGGTTTGATTCTAAGGTTAGTCCTGAGCGCCCTCATCGGGCGGGTTCGGCTCGGCGCCGTCGCTCGGTGGCGTGGCGAGTTGACCTGAGCCGGTCACCTTGCGCGGGTCGCTGTCCAGGATCAGGCCCTTGGCGTCGAGCTGCTCGTTGTCAGCTTGCATCTCGGCCATCACTTCCTCGGGCTCGTAGCCGAACTCGCGGATGGCTTCGCTCAGTGACATAAAGCCAGAGCGAACGGCCTTGCGCGTGGCGTCGATTTCCTTGCTGGGGTCGATCAGCTCACGACGCGGGGGCGTCCATTGAGCGACGATGCCTTCCAGCCGGATGCCGTTGATCGAACCCGCAGCCACGAACCAGTCCCAGATGGGGTTCAGCATCTGCGGCACGAGCATGTGCCAGCGCCAGGATTCGATGTTCCGTTGAAACTCCAGCCAGCCCAGACGGGCGCTACTGAAGTTCGTGTTGCTCAGGTCGCCGGTCAGCGCCTCGTAGGTGACGCCGAAGCCCGCAGCGATCTGGAGCAGGTACTCACGGGTGATCTTGTCGAAGTCACCAACGGTGGGCGGATTGGCGAAACGAATGTCCTTGCCGGGCGGCAGGATCTCGATGGCGCCTGGCTCCAGTTTTTCGATCAGCTCGGAGGGCCCTGAATCCGGGGCCTCAGTATCCACAGCGAAAGCTGTAAAGCAAGCGGAAATCTTCTGCTTTAGAAGTTGAGCATCGCTGTAGTCATCGAAGTCCCGAAGCCGGATGATGACGGGGGATGCCCAAGGAACTCCACGGGTCTGTCCGGGGCGGTCTTGCCGGAAGACGTGAATGATTTCCTGCGCCGGGACGAAACTGCTGCGGATGTTCGTCACGCGCAGGTGACGCTCGCCAGGGTGCTCCTCGTAGAGCCAGTACCCTTCGCGCCGACCGTTGCGGTCGTACTGGATGCCCTCTTTGATCAGGCCGCCGTTGTCGAGCGCCACATCGCGGGTCGTGTCCAGCATGTCGGGCTCCATCACCTGAAGGTGCAGCGGAACACGCTGAGAGCCCGTCGGCGTCCGGCGGCGAATCAGCACCTCACCGGATTCCACCACGGTGCGGAAGCTCAGGGCTTGCAGGCCGTAGAAGTCCAGGCGCCCGTTCCAGTCGCACTGACGCGGGTCTGTTGCCCAGTCATGCCACAGGTCGGTCGATTGCTGGCTGCGGCGGCGACTGCGCCTGGCTTTCGCCTGCGCAATGATGCCGGTCCCGACCACGTTGCTGACGATCACGCCCACCGCCTTGGCGGCGTAGGGGTTGTTCCTCACCAGGTCACGAGAGCGATCCCGCAGCACTGGCAGCGCAGGAGCAGCGGCGGCGTCGGCGCTCGTGCCCTGGGTCAGCCAGCCCTCGGTGCGGCGCCCCCGGCTGGCGCCGTCGTACTTGCGCAGCGCGTCGAGTTGAATCCGTGCACGCTGGCGACGGACGGCGGCTTGCGGGCTCAGGCTCGCAATGAACTGATCGAGGGGGTTCATCAGTAGTCCCGCTGTGTGGAGAAGTATTTCCGGGCGCGGGGTGCCTGCCCCAGGCGGGAGCGGATCATGTCGCGCACCCGCAGCAGTTCATCGAGGCTGCGATACCACACCTCCTTGTCGTCGTAGCGGACCCGCAGGTAGCCACCTGCGATGGCGTCCTCAACTGCGGCCAGACCGGCCTCGCTGAACATGGACATGGGCTCACCTCCTGAGGTCATGCTATCGGCTCAAAGGAAGCTGGATTTGCGCCGTTTGATGCCGGGTTCGGCTTGTTTCTGCACCGGTTGCGCAGATTGCTGATTGGCGCGGACTGGCTGGCCGCGCTCGTAGTCCCATCGCTTGTCGTCCCAACGGTCGGCCCCCACCGCCATCGCGGCGGCCCTGGCGTACACGCGGCAGTCCAGCGCCTCGTTGCGGTCGCGGGTCTTTTCCCACTGAAAC